GGTCAGGTTGCCCGTAAGCGTATCGTTCATTCGTTTGGTGCGGGTATCTTTAGCCTAGCAGGGCAAGACGGTGACAAAGCACTATCTGAATTAGCGGCGGGTCAGTTCTTTACCCTTGGCGGTCAGGACATTAACGAAGGCATCAGTGAAGCCACTGACTTCGGCAGCTTTAGCATTGCGGGTCAGCCAGCGTTCAAAGCCTTCACCGAAGCGGCAGACTTTGGAACCTTTGTTTTCAATGGTCGTCCAATCACAGAAGATATCAGCGAAAGCATTGCAGTCGGCACATTTGCGCTAGACGGTCAGCCTGTCAACGAAGCATTGCTGGAACGCATTGACGTAGGCACATTCAGCTACTCTGGCTTTGCTGCCAACAAAGGTGTCTCAGAGCGTACGGAAAACGGTACGTTTAGCGTTACAGGCCAAGCAATCACAGAGGCTATCAGTGAACGCCTAGACGTTGGCTTGTTTGCGCTGGTAGGGCCAGCGGTAAATGAAGCACTGATTGAACGCATTGACGTTGGCACCTTCACATTTGCCTATCAAGATGCGCTTCTGTACAAGCCGCGCTACACCTTTGACGGCGAACTTTCCACTGTAACCCTAGTGACAGGGGAGCCAAACATTGTGGAGTTTATAACTGCTGCAAATTCTGCTACAATTAGCATCAATACGCCAAACTACGTTGAGTTAGACACCGAATATACGTTAGTTGAGCTAACGCAAACAAACAATGAGTATACCTAATGGCCTTTTATATTAAGCAAAATGACACATCGCCTAATCTACGGGCTATTCTAAAAGACGGCGATGAAGACCCAGTAAACCTAACTGGCGCAAGTATTCGCTTTCATATGCGTACCGTTGGTGGCGAAACAGCTGTAGTTGACGCAGACGCAAGCATAGTAACAGCAGAAAGCGGCATTGTGCAGTACATTTGGGATGCGGCAGATACGGCCACTGTGGGTTCATATCAGGCTGAGTTTGAGGTTACTTTTGCGGATACATCTGTAGAAACTTTTCCGAATAACGGGTATATTCGGATAGAGATTACCGACGATATTACATAGGTCTAACATGCCTGACGAAAAGCGATTAGAACGGATCGAGCAAAAGCTAGACGAAATGTCAAAGGCAATTGTTTCGTTGGCGCGTATGGAAGAGCGCATGGTTACTTTGTTTAAGCGCATGGATACTTATGATGATGCACAAGATAAGTTAGCAGAGCGCGTTTCTAAGATAGAAAAGATCTCGGGTGCTGACGGTGTAACTTTGCGCTTCCTTGAACGCATATTCTGGATAGTTGCAACTGCAGGTATCACAGCTTATGTGGTGAGCAATATGGGATGATAACATGGCTATACTTGAGAGCATTATGGCTGCGAATGCCGCTTATTCGGTTATCCGCCAAGCTCTTAGTAATGGCAAAGAGAGCGCAAATCTTATTAGCTCGGTCGGTAAGTTTCTTTCAGCAGAAGAAGAAGTAAAAGAAGCTATTAACCGCAAAAAAAATAGTCCATTAACCGCAATAACTGGTGGGTCTGAGGGAGACTGGGAAGAGTTCCAGCATTTAGAAAACTTACGTGCTAAGCGAAAAGAGCTAGAAAGCTATTGCAGGCTTTACGCTCCGCCTGGAACTTGGGACCGCTGGCAGCAGTGGCAAGCTGAAGCGAGAAAGCAAAGGCAAGCTGCGAAAAAGGCTGCAGAAAAGGCACGCGAAGAGCGTAATGAAGCCATAGCGACTGCAGCGGGCATATTAATGGCAATTATTGTTTTAGCGCTTTCGGTTTACTACTTAGGCGTTTATTTGGAGCGCTGGTGATGTGGATCTTAGTTTGGCTTAGTTTTATTGATAATAAATTCGAGCATTATCAGCTTGGAGCGTTTGGGACAGAAGCGCATTGCAATAAAGCAAAAGCAAGGGCAAAGGTAATGGTTAAAAATGTCGGGCAAGCAGTCGTCTGTTTTGCGGTTGATCGAAATTAGGCGTAATGTCTGGTGTGTATACAAAAACAATAAAATTGTTATAATCACAAGCAATAAACGTATAGCGGAGCACTATCATGCCGGCAACAGTCATTGACGAATATAAGATCTTCCCCCGCCTAATGATGCTAGTCGTCACAATCCTGACTTATCAATCTGTGCATTGGTATATGTCATTGCCTGATCCGACGAATGGTCAGGCAGGCCTGGTTTCTGTCTGTATGGGTGCGCTTACTGGTTGTTTCGGTATTTGGATGAATAAAGAGGCTAAGACGGATCGGGGTTCATTATGATAGGGCAAATTATTGGCAGCTTAGGTGGTTTAGCTAAATCTTACATCGATGCTAAGACTGCAGTCAAGTTGACCGAAGCTGAAATAAAGAAAAAACAGTTGACGGGCGAAATAGACTGGGAACAAAGTGCCATAGAGGCGAGTAAAGAAAGCTGGAAAGATGAGCTTTGGACGGTTGTTTTTGTTGGCATTATGCTTGCTAATTTTATTCCGCCTTTACAGGATAGCATGGCACGAGGATTTGCAAATCTTGAGACGACACCCCTCTGGGTACAATGGGGTATGTATGCGTCGATTGCTGCCTCCTTTGGAATAAGAACTATGAGAGGTTTAAAGAAATGAGCCAATTCAAACTTAGCCGTCGTAGCTTAGATAGGCTGCAAGGTGTAGATGAGCGTATGGTTGCAGTAGTGCGGCATGCTATAACCGTAACGAAGACAGACTTTGGAGTTATTCAGGGTTTACGTACAATTGAGCAGCAGAAAGAATTAGTTGCTAAAGGCGCAAGTCAAACGATGAAGTCTAAGCATTTAGACGGACTTGCCGTTGACTTGATGGCTTACATCAATGGCAGAGGCTCATGGGAACTTAATCTTTACGACGATCTTGCAGATGCTATGGCCGATGGGGCTAATGCTGTAGGCTGCAAAATCCGCTGGGGTGCTGCATGGCAAATAGACGACATTGGCTCTTGGGAAGGTTCAGCAGAAGATGCTATGAATGCATATATCGATCTGCGCCGATCACAAGGGCGTAGACCATTTATTGATGGTCCGCATTTTGAGTTGATGGTCTAGGCTTCCTTTGCGCCTTCCCTTTCATGGTAGTGATATATTCGGTGGCAATTCGCGCATAATGGTATACATTTCTCCGCTTCCGCATAAGCTTTTTTAAATGAACCTTGAGAAACTAATTTGCCAACTTTTGTTTCTCCAGCTGCCTCGGGGTGGTGGAATTCTATTACCGCGGGATGCGAGAAGTCACAAAAAAAGCAGGCAAGGCCCGCTTTAAACTTCTGAAACTTTGCTCTTTCTTGTTTCTTGCGCTTACTGCTTCTTTGCAGACTAACTTCGCGATTGCGCTTATACCAGGACGCGCCATAAGATTTATGATAAGCTTTCGCTTTCTCTTTGTCTTTATAAGGCAAAGAGGCTCCTTCTTGTGTTGGCTACACAAAGAAAGAATACCTCATTTTTATCTGAGTTAAAAGTCTGTTGGGCGTAACCTTGGGCGCGGTGATGTATTACGTTCTATAATCGTAGATGGCACATCCGTTTCAATACAATAAAGATTTGCATTAAGAGAAGTAGCTAAATCTTCATTTGCGCGAATAGCATGTTGGCATGCTGCTGCATTTGGTAAAATAAACCTACTGCGCATCCACCCACCATTTATCTCATATTCTAAAACTAATAAGAAGAAATATTCCATTTCATTACGCTCCTGGATGCGTTAAAAATATCGCGTGGGTCGGTGTGGCTCCTCCCAGCCACTTTGCTAAGCCTATTTTCCGTCCCTAGCCCGACCCACACGAAACTCATTTTTGTGGCAATTGCCACTTCTTTATTTCGGCAATCACAATATTTTCACCCACATCTAAAACATATGATATATTTGCGATCGTCATTTTTAGATGGAGCATGCGATTAATCCTCAATGCATTTTGCGATGCACGCTTAGGCCATTTATATTGATATTCTTTTACGGCTTTAGGCGTCCTGGGTTCTCGTGGTTTAGTGAAGTTTTTAGCAAGATCTTCTTTTGCAAAAAGCTTTTGCTTTTTATATCCCTCCTGCTCTCTCTTCATTTCCATAAATTTGCCTAATTCTGCTTCTGTCGGTTTACGCTTTAATACTCGCGTCAAAGTATCAACCATATTAACCATTAAACGGGTGCTCCTGTTACATCCTTATCTTGCTCCTCCAGCTTATCTAACACATGCTTCATGCGCGAATGTATTGCGTCAATATGTGTAATTGCTGCGGTCTGATTTGCTCGTGCTGCTTTGCAGTCTCTTATTGTTAATTCGATATACTTCTTAAGCTGATTTTGTGTCATTTTGCTCCTCTATGTCTCAAGACCATTTGCAAGTTGTAGAAACGTATTGATGCGCTTTCCATTGCATCTTTGTCTGAATTTAAACCAGACTTCATAAATACAGCATTAGCCTGCTGGATGCGAGCCTTTGCTTCATCAAGTTTATCATTAAGTTCTTCTATGCTATATTGGCTGTAGCTATTAATAATACGCTCGTCGTAATCGTTATATGTCATTGCATCACCATCATTGCGTCGATATTCATACCTGCTACAATCATAACAGCGCCGAAAATAATTAGGATCGCGTAATCTGATTTAGTCATTGGTTTGCTCCTATTAGCTAAGTTGACCGCCTTGATTGCGCACTTTTATTTTACGTGGCTTTTCCTGATCCAACTGCTTCATCATTTCATCAATGCGCTGGATGGATTGACGCGCCAGTGCTGCGCTTTTCTCTTGCTCCATAATGTCTTTGATTTCTTCTAATGTGTGTTCTGAAGTAGAGAATGATCTTACTACGAGTGTTTTCATTGGTTTGCTCCTCATTAAAAGTCTTTATAATTCTTTATACTTTAAATATAAAAGCATTGCAAACAAAAAAATGCATTTACAGTTCATATTATTTTTGATAGCAGTCGAATTATGGTAAAACGAGGAGTTAAGTTATGTACCATAAAGAACTAGACATTAGCCATGAAGTGGATCAGACTTCTGTAAAGGCTTTTGCGCAACGCTACAATTGCGATTGCACTTTATTGCAGGAATATGGACCAGCGGGCGGAAATCCGCTTTATTTATTCTCTGCACAAAACAAAACTGACTTGGACAACCTGGTCAACAATATCTATGAAGGGAAACAAAATGATAGATCTAATAAAAAAGATGCATAATCAGTTCGGCATATCACATGCTGAGCTGCCTAACTTCAGCGATGAAGAGCGTCGCTTTCGTATCGCAGCAATGCTAGAAGAATTAAGCGAGTTTACATCTGCTAAGACTAAAGAAGACGAGCTTGACGCATTAGTTGATCTTGTAGTCTTCGCCTTAGGCACAGCAGAACGCATGGGCTTTGCAGATGTATTTGAACAAGCTTATGGTCGTGTAATGGGCTCCAATATGACTAAAACATTAGGAGCGAACAACAAGCGTGGATCTTTTCAGATTGACCTTGTTAAAGGCGAAGACTTTAAGCCTGCAAATATAAAAGACCTAGTAAGTGCAGCAGAATTTGGATGGTAAGGAGATGAAAATGCGTATCCAAGAAACACTTGATTATATGCTTGGCCGTAAAGATACAAGCAATACGTCACCAAAGTCAGTATTTCGTGATATTGGACGAACTAAGGGCGAAAAGCTTACTCGCGAGCAATGTGAGCGCGCAACTATAGCTATAGCCTTTGCGTTGTCTGAAATTAGACGGAGTGAAGATGACAAATAATGTAGCAGATACAGTTGAGCAGCGAGGGTCTCGCTATGGCTCAATGGAGGATAATGCAATATTAACGCAAGCTTTAATGGACTGCGTTTTGCTTAAGGCCAATGCAGGTTTATCCCCTGTACATCTTGAGTGCCTGCATATGATCTTCCATAAAATCTCGCGTATGGTCATTGGTGATCCAATGTATGCAGATAATGCGCATGATATTGCTGGCTACGCTACATTGCTAGAGCAATTCATCAATGAGCAGAATAATGGTTGACATACATAGAAATACAGTTGCGGACATTAGAGAGGCTTTTGTCCGCAAATATCAAGCAGAAGAGCTTTGTATAAATGGCACTGTTGAGATAACGGGTGCTTCATTTATTGCAGATGAGCCTTCTATATTTGGCGAACCAAACCTTGAATATATTGATAAGGAAATTAATTGGTATAAATCAAAGAACCTTAATATTGATGGTCTTGCGCCTAATATACCGAAGATATGGAAAGAGGTTGCGAGTAAAAAAGGCTTCATCAATAGCAATTATGGTTGGTGCATATATAGCAAAGAAAATCACAATCAATTTGCGCAAGCCATTGTGCAGCTAGTAAAGGATAAGCATAGCCGTCAGGCAGTGATGATCTACACAAGGCCTACGATGCACCAGGATGCAATAAAAGATGGCATGCGCGACTTTATGTGCACTAACACAGTGCAGCTATTGATCCGCCAAAATAAACTAGAATATCACGTCAATATGAGATCTAACGACGTCGTCTACGGTTACAATAACGACTACGCTTGGCATAAATTTGTTTATGCTAAGTGCATCGATGTGTTGAGCAAATTCTATACTTTAGAAACGACTGACATATTTTGGCATGCGGGATCTTTGCACGTCTATCCTCGTCACTTTCATCTATTGGAGGATTTATCTTGAGGCAAAGACAAGATTACGCACTGATAAAGACTGCAGAAATATGGGCAGATCTTTCTCGTTGTGAGCGTAGCAAGGTGGGGGCTGTAATAGCTAGGAATGGCAGAATTATAGCAACAGGATATAATGGCACTCCACCTGGTTACGATAACAAGTGCGAAGACTGCGATGGGAATACACGCGCTGAAGTATTACATGCAGAAGAAAATGCTATAGTATTTTGCGCGCGCCATGGTTTGACAACTGAAGGCTGCGATCTTTATACGTCATTGTCGCCTTGTCCTGGTTGCGCAAAAATGATAGCTGCTGCAGGTATAAAGCGCGTTTTTTACAAGACACAATATCGCGATCCAATGGGGATAAAGTTACTAGAAAAGTTAAATGTTGAAGTGGTGCCAATGTAATGAGATTGAGACTTTATGCACCTGACGAGCTGCCTGAGAGGCTTGCGGGTAAAAACTTAAAAGAGGTGGAGAGAGCGACAGGGATTTCCTATCCTACTGTTTATGCTCTTGCACGCGGTGTTGATAAAGATTACCGCATAAAAACACTAATAGCCATGACTGAATGGATAAATCTTGAGGCAGTAATTACGGAAGTAATGGAAGAGTAACATGGTAAATAGTCGCACAAAAGGAGCTGATTGGGAACGTAAGCTGGGCAAGATATTAGAGCTAGAACTCGGCATAAAGTTTTCACGCAACTTAGAGCAGTATCGTAGCGCAGCCGAAGGCGATCTTATACCTGATAACCCTAACTTCCCATTTTCTATTGAAGCTAAGGCATATGCGAAAGGCGTTGGCTGCAAAGATGAATGGTGGGTGCAGGCAAGTAAGGCAGCAGAGCAATGCAATAAAGAGCCTGCAGTAATTTATAAATACAACAACTATAAACCTCGCGCGGTTGTGAGCTTTAATGCTATTAGCGAGATTTTTGGCGAAAGCGCCGGTGAAGACTTTTTAGTCGAAACTTCATTGGAGGGTTTTTGCTACATATGCAGGGAGTTGATGAATAAATGATAGAATATGATCTAAGAAATGCGGAATATAGAGAATATCCTGCAATCAGTTCTTCCGATGTGAAAGCTGCAGCTAAGTCACTAGCTCACTGGAAGGGATCAGAAAGTAAAAGCAGTCCGATCTTTGATTTGGGTACAGCATATCACGAATTATGCTTGGAACCGCATAAAGAGACAATCGTGCGCGGCCCAGAGGATCGCAGAGGGAATAAATGGAAAGAAGCAAAAGCCGAAGCCGATGCTGCTGGTAAATTGCTGTTGACAAGTTCTGATTACGATCATGCAAAAGCTATGGCCAAGTCTGCACTTGCGCAACCGCGTATAAATGCGCTCATAAATGCCGAAGATGCTATGATTGAAGCAAGCATTTTTGTTGATTGCCCTGTGACAGGTCTAAAGTTAAAAACTCGGCCTGATTGCTACGTGCCAAGCAAAGGAACATGTATTGACTTGAAGAGCACCGTAGATGCTGGACCAGGTGAGCGCGAGTTTTCTTCACAATTATGGAAATATAAATATGATATACAGGCGGCATTTTATGCCTACTGCTGCACATTAGCAGATCTGCCTGTCAATTACTTCTGCTTTGTCGCTACTGAAAAGGTAAGTCCATATGCGACCTGCCTCCATGTTCTATCGCGCGAAGTAATGGAGCACGCTCATAGTAAAATGATGAATATTCTTCATCGTATTGCCAGAGCAGAAAAAGAGGGCGAATATCCTACAGATTGGCCTGATTTAAACATGATCCACTTGCCGGAGTGGATGCAGCATGAAAAGGAGGACTAACATGCAATATAAAATAGAAAATGTAGAAGCACTATGGCCGAGAATTAATCGTACATACAAATTTGACAGTGGAGAGCGCAAATCTGTGCCCTGTGATCCAAAAGATCCAGCTGCAGCATTTGATATGGCTTTCCGCATGACTAAAGAGCAAGCTAAAGATCTATGGAATGCTATGTGCAAGGCATATAAAGAAAAAGCAGATCCATCTTGGCCTGACAAACCTACAAATCCCTTTAAAGAGGATGAGGGCTTTTATATTGGCAAAGCTAAGCTCAAAGGCAATTATAACGGTGAACCTACAAAAAAGCCAAAGCAATATGATGCTAAAGGCATAGCATTGCCTGACGACTTTATGCTTACTACAGGCTCAATGGTCAATATAGCTATCACTTTTACACCGTATAATATGCGCGAAGCTGGTGTATCATTAAGGCTTCGAGCAGTGCAAGTGCTACGTTATAACGAACCAGAAGAACGCAACCCATTTGAAGAAGTTGCCGGCTATTCAGGTTTAACAGATCTCACTGCAAATGACTTTGCAGCAGTTCAACCGGTAAAGCAAAATGCGGTTGACGAGATATTCGGCGAAGAAGAACCAAAGCGAGCGCCTACAAAAGCAATGGAGTTTGACGACGAAATTCCATTCTAAAAATCAACGGCCCTGTATTAGGGTGCAGGGCCATTATAAAACATAGGGAAAAGGATATGATGGAGCAGGAAAGAGGGTTTAAAAAAGCATATTGGAGCGAATGGTCTGACAGTATAATTCAGCACTTCAATATGAAAAAACATAGTCGGGAGTGGAAAGGACCTTGTCCTATATGTGGAGGCACCGATCGCTTTTGGATCAATGAATATGAAGGCGAGGTTAAGGTTAACTGCCGCCACAATTGCGATCATAGAGAAATAAAAGATGAGCTACGACGTCAAGGTCTATGGCCTGATAATGAGCGAAGAGAACACTTTAGCGAATATGAAGCTAAGCCATTTAAAGACGAAACCGCAAGGCTTTACCACGAAAAGAAGGGCGTAAAGCTCAATGGAGCAGTCATCGATGGGCAAGATATTGTCATACGCATTATCAACGCAAAGGGTGAGCAGGTAGGAACTCAGACTATACAACCCAATGGCTTTAAGCGCTTTAGCAAAGATATGGTTCAGGAAGCTGCATTTAGCTTAGTTAATGGACCACTGAAGGGCTTATGCTATGTCTGCGAAGGTTGGGCAACAGCTGCATCAGTGAGTGAAGCTACGGGCAGACCTGCTATATTTGCATTAAATGCAAGCAACTTGCCTAAGGTTGTAAAAGCGATTAAAGCGATTAAGCCTGAGATGCAATTAGTAGTTGCTGCAGATAATGACGAACCTGGTTTAAAGGCAGCAGAGGCATCAGGCATTGCATATGCAGTGCCCTCTGGCTATTTAAAGCGTGACTGGAATGATGTTCATGCAGAAGAAGGCTTAGAGGTCGTTGCGAAAGGATTAGAGAACCTCCAATATCCTAAAACATTATTTAGCCATATTAGTGAGCTAAAGCTGAAAAAACCAGAGTGGCACATTGACGGCATATTAGAGAAAAATGCACTTGCAGCTGGATTTGGGGCACCTGCCGCAGGTAAAACATTTGTGCTTCTTGATATGGTCTTGTCGGTTGCGTCAGGTATTGATTACCACGGTCACTCTGTGAACCAGGGAACATGCTTTTACATTGCTGGTGAAGGTCACAACGGTTTTGCGCGAAGGTGCATTGCCTGGGCAAATAGTCACGATGTTGATTTAAATAAAGTGCCGTTCTTCAAAAGCAATAAGGCAGTCGTCATGAATGATCCTCATGCCGTTGATATAATGCACCAAACAATAAAAGAGCTATCAGCGCAATATGGTTCACCGAGCATTGTCTGCATCGATACCGTAGCAAGATCAATGGGCGGTGACGAAAATAGCACCAAGGACATGAACGAATTTGTGCAGCAAATAGATAAAATAAAAGACGAACATGGCTGCACTGTTTTACTTGCCCATCACACTGGAGTTGCAACTAAAGAAAGAGCTCGAGGATCTTCTGCTTTACTTGGCGCATTGGATTGTGAGTTTAAAATTGAGCGCTTCAATGACACAACAACTACCGTCACATTTACTAAAATGAAGGATGCAGAAGAGCCAGAGCAAATGGCATTTTTGAAAGTGCCTGTGACAATGATGACACAAGACGGTGATGAGTTGACTTCAATTGTGTTGGAACAAGTGGATGTGCCTAAGTCAAGCAGCAAAAAATTAAGCGATGTAATCAAGTCAGAATATGATAAAATAGTAGATTTGGAGGGTGAAAAATATGTGTCTAGGACAGCGCTAAAGAAGAATGTCTCACTAGAGACAGGTAAATCTGAACGCACAGTTGACCGGGACATTAAGCGAATGATAGATGTCCAAGAATTTATATTAGATAACAATAAGTTAGCAAAAGCTTGGACAAGTTAGGACACAGTTTGGACATGACTTGTCCTAAATTGCATACTTTGGACAGACAGGACAAATCCCCTAGGATTGTCCAAATGTCCAAGCAGGAGTTTTGTCTATGACCTTTGAGCAGAAATTAAAATCAATTACTTCGTTGGAGGAGCTATATGGTTTTGCAAATCGGCGTAAAGTTTTGCAGGTTGATTTACCAGACTGGACAGATGAAGAACGCGCTATGATTTTGCAGCGTAAGTATGAGTTGGAGCAAGGCAAGATCTAGCGTGCACTTTATGTTTTGTTGCTATATATATTGTGATAGAGTATATACAGCATGGATATTGCTTCATACTCCTCTCTCTGCAGGGCCATCCCTAGCCCTCATGTCCTCCCCTGCCGGCGCAAACCGGTGGGGGTTTTTTATTAGGGCATGTGTGATAATTTAAATTATACGGAGGTGCTTTATGCCCATAGCATTTAAGTTCAACGCTAATACAAAGCTTGTCAATGAGAAGATGAGCAATATGGTGGCAAGGCAAATGCCTTATGCTCAGCAGCTAGCTTTAAACAATACGGCGAAGAACTTAATTGCACGTAATAAGCGGGACATGCGGAAGATCTTTGATAGACCTGCAGACTTCACATTAAAGGCTTTTTATTTCAAAGCTGCACGCAAATACGAGAACAGAGTGACTATTCGGCGTAGAGATATGCAGAGAGGTAAGCATTACCTTGAGGTGCAGGAAGATGGAGGTGTAAGACCCCAGTCAGGATTTGAGAAGGCATTTGAAGCTAACTTGCCTTATGCAGGAATACTTAAGCATATTACGCCAACAGCTGGCACACGATTAGATAAGAATGGCAATATGTCGCCTGGGTTTCGAAGTCAGATGTTATCGGCTATGCGTGTGGCGCGCGATCCGCAACAGCGTAGCAAAACATTTGGCAGACCGAATAAAGGTAAAAAACAGTTCTTCGTGCCAAATACTACAGGCAAGCAGGCTGGTGTTTATCAGAAGTACAAGAGCGGTCGCATTAAAAAGGTGCTGAACTTTCATAGTACATCGATGCGCTATCGCCCTCGCCTGCGTTTTGGCGAGCGTATGCAAATGTATGGCCGCGCAATATTCAAGAAAAAATTGCAGGAAGGCATGCGCCTCGCCCTAGCCACAGCGAGGCTGCGCTAATGGTTCCTTCTAGGCAATGCTGCAATGCGGGTAATTCGAGCCGCAATTTTTTTCTAGCGATAGAACTCATATTAAGGCGAACAATCATGAGGGTTATTCATGTCTAGCGTTCAGGACATAGCGGCGCATCTTGAAATGGCGCCTTCAAACGTAATTAAATTAATTAAAGAAGGCGTCATTACGAAGCAAGATCGTGGGCAATACGATTTAAAAGAAGTGCGCAAAGAATATATTATTTATATGCGTAATCGAGCAGGTACTCAAAACAACTTGGATCTCGCTAAAGAAAGAGCTCGCTTGGCTAAAGAGCAGGCAGATGCAAAAGAGATGGAGAACGCAGTTGAGCGCGGAGATCTTGTTTATATAAGCGAGATTGTTGAAGAATTTAAGGAGCAGCTTATGAAGTGCAAAACTAAGCTTTTTGCTGTACCTACTAAGATTGCTGCGGAGGCACACGCAGCTGCTACAGTGACGGAAGTGCAAGACTTAATGCATAAGGCAATAGAAGAAGCAACTAATGAACTTATCGGCTACAGAAATAAAGGCGCAGAGGGCTAAATTAAAAAAAGCACTTGATAAAGCGTTAAAAGAAACAATGAAGCCACCGCCTAAGCTTTCTATTAGCGAGTGGGCGGATGAGTATCGTCAATTATCATCGGAAAGCTCTGCTGAAGCGGGGCGATGGTCTACATCACGCGCTGAATATCAACGTGGCATGATGGATGCTGTATCTGATAAAAAGATAGAAACCGTTGTGCTGATGACTGCAGCGCAAATTGGCAAGACAGAGCTCATTAATAATGTTGTCGGTTTTCATATATCGCAAGACCCAGCGCCAATGTTGGTTGTGCAGCCTACGCTTGAGATGGCGCAGACATGGTCGAAAGATAGATTAGCACCTGCTATACGGGATACTCCAGCATTATCTGCTAAAATAAAAGATCCTCGTTCGCGTGATAGTGGCAATACTACACTGCATAAAGTGTTTCCAGGTGGACATGTTACAGCATGTGGTGCAAATTCGCCTTCATCACTTGCTTCTCGCCCGTGTCGCGTGATTTTATGCGACGAAGTCGACAGATACCCATTATCTGCAGGCACTGAAGGCGATCCTATTGCCCTTGCTAAAAAGCGTGCGACTACTTTTTGGAATAAAAAGATAATATTGGTTAGTACTCCGACTGAAAAAGGTGCATCCCGCATTGAAGCTGCATATGATGAGAGCGATCAAAGGCGTTATTACGTGCCGTGCGCTGATTGCGGTGAGGAGCAAGAGCTAAAGTGGGCAAATGTAAGATGGGAAAATGGCGACCCTACAACAGCTGAATATATTTGCGAACATTGTGGAACTTGTTGGGGCGATGCTAAACGCTTTCAAGCAATAAGATACGGACGCTGGCAAGCAACTGCAGAGGGCGATGGTAAAACTGCGGGTTTCCATATTTCTGCGCTTTACTCTCCATGGACTGCATTAGAAGATATTGTTCGTGACTTCTTAGCGTCTAAATCTGATCCCATGAGGTTAAAAGCTTGGGTTAATACAACATTGGGTGAAACATTTGAGGAAGATGGAGAGCGTATAGATGAATTTTCGTTATTTGACCGCAAAGAAGACTTTGGTGAAACGTTACCGGCTGGAGCTGTTGTGTTGGTGGCGGGTGTTGACGTCCAGGATGATCGTTTGGCGTGCGAAATCGTCGCTTATGGTAAAGGCGAGGAAAGTTGGTCGATCTATTACGAAGAAATTTATGGCGATCCTTCAGGGCCGCAATTGTGGCAAGACTTAGATTTTATATTATCTCAAACCTTTACACATCCTGAAAAAGGTGACATGATAATTAGATCAACATGCATCGACAGTGGTGGTCATTATACGCAGCAAGTCTATAACTATGTAAAGTTAAGAACAGGTCGTCGTATATTTGCAATAAAAGGTATTGGTGGTGAAGGCAAGCCAATTATTGGTCGACCTAGTAAGAATAATATTGGTAAAATTAATCTATTCCCTGTTGGAACCGATACTGCAAAAGAATTATTATTTGCAAGATTAAAAATAGATGAACCTGGACCTGGTTATTGTCACTTCCCGCTTGATAGGGAAGAAGAGTATTTCCGTATGCTAACTGCGGAAAAGAAGGTATTGAGATATTTTAAAGGCAGACCTAAACGCGAGTGGGTCAAAACGAGACAGCGAAACGAAGCTCTTGACTGTAGGGTTTATGCGATGGCGGCATTACAAGTAATGGGCATAAATATCGAGGCGGTTGTAAAACAGCAGCAAAATAGTGTAGGATCGCAAAAGAAGCACGCAGTACGTCGGCCAGGAATGCCGAGGAAAAACTCTTTTGTGCACGGCTATAGGTAGACATAATGGCTAATTTATTCGATGCTGCTAATGCCCCAGAGGGCGAACCAACAGAGATTGTGGTTGGTGATTATCTTCAATGGACTAGGAAAGACATCGCTCAAGACTATCCACCTGCGACGCATTCAGCTGAATACGTTGCGCGCATAACAGGTGGCGGAGCTTCTGAGATAAAGCTTGCAGCGACCGAAACGGATGGATATTATTTATTCAGTGTAGATAGCACAACATCTGCTGAATTTACTGTTGGATATTATCATTGGCAGTTAGAAATTACGCAGACAAGTTCCGGCAATAGAATAGTAATTGATCGGGGTGAGTTTGAAGCAATAGCAGATTTGGATGTAAATCAATCTGATCCGCGTATACATGCCGAAATTATGCTAGCAAAAATAGAAAGCTTGCTAGAGGGTAAAGCTGATAGTGATGTCGGTAGTTATTCTATTGCAGGTAGATCTCTAAATAAGCTTACTTTTGATGAATTAATCAGCGCCCGCGATTATTATAAGTCCGAGGTAAATAAGTTTAGAAGACAAGAACTAATTAAGCGCGGCAAAGCAAGTCAAAATACAATTAAAGTGAGGTTCAGCTGATGGGCATAATGGATATGTTTAAGCGAGCTAAGTCGCAGCCTCGCCGTCGTAATTATGCAGCAGCGGCAAAAGGTAGACTATTTGCTGACTTTGTGGGTTCAAATAGAAGTGCCGATAGCGAAATCAGGTGGGCGCTTCGTGACATTCGCAATAGAAGTAGGGACCTAGAGCGAAATAATGAATATTTTCGTCGTTACTTGCAGCTTTTGAGAACAAATGTAGTAGGCGAAAATGGCTATAATATTCAGGTAAAAGCGCGAAATCCTGATGGGTCATTAGATCGCGGCGGTAATAATATTATTGAAAAATCATGGCGTGAGTTTAGTAGAGTTGGTTTTCCTACAGTAGACGGCCGCCTTTCTCTTATTGATTTGTGCAACCATGTAATTACAGGTATGGCTCGCGATGGCGAGGTATTTTTGCAGATTATTCGAGGTAATTACTTGAAGCATGGTATTGCTTTGCAAATTATTGAACCAGATCGCGTGGATGAAGAAAAGAATGAACGCGCACCAAACGGTAATCAGATCCGCATGGGAGTTGAGCTTGATAATAAAACAAAGAGACCAGTAGCTTACCACGTGCTTACATATCATAAGGGCGATTACGATTATATGCTTCCGCAAAATGAACGTAAGTATGAAGTAATTCCCGCAGAAGAAATGATGCACATTTATCGCGTAGAGCGCGGTGGTCAAACTCGAGGCGTTCCCTGGTCTGCTGCAGCTATTACTTCATTAAAAATGCTGCATGGTTATCGCGAGGCAGAGTTAATTGCTGCGCGTACAGGTGCTGCAAAAATGGGTTTCTTCACTTCTCCTGCAGGCGATGGTTTTACCGCTGATGCATTTGACGATGAAGATAATACAGTGCCTATTTATGATGCTGAAGCTGGTACATTCCACCAACTTCCTGCGGGTGTAGATTTTAAAGCATTTGATCCTACGCATCCGACAAGCGCATTTGCGGACTTTGAAAAGGCTATTTTGCGAGGTATTGCAGGCGGCTTGGGTGTGAGTTACACGTCTCTAGCAAATGATCTTGAAAGCACAAGTTATTCCTCAATTAGGCAAGGTGCTTTGGAAGAGCGTGATTTCTACAAGACCTTACATCGATTTATGATCGATCATTTCTTAGACCCACTTTATCGCATGTGGCTTGAGCATGTTATAGATTACAACTTTATTCCTATTACAGGAAATAAGAAGTTTGAGAAGTTTAGCGCTGATGTGACTTGGCGCGGTAGAGGGTTCCAATGGGTTGATCCATTAAAGGAAATGAATGCTGCAGTTGTTGGCTTGCAGCATGGAATTATAAGTCATTCTGATATTGCTGCTAATTATGGAAGGGACGCTGAAGACACCTTTGCGCAAATTCAACGCGACATCGACACAGCTGCTTCTTATAATTTGAGCATGTCTTATCAACCATTTGGCGATAAATTACCAGTTCAAGCGGAGGGTACTGATGCCGTACAAGCCGACGAGTGAAATGGTAAATGAGGCGGAGCGTGGTCTTTCTTGGCGAAGAGAATTTGGTCGCGGCGGCACTGCTGTCGGCATTGCTCGAGCACGAGACATAAGTAATGGCAAAAATTTAAGCAAAGACACCGTGAAGCGCATGTATTCTTACTTTAGCAGACATGAAGTAGATAAGCAAGCCGAAGGATTTCGCCCAGGTGAAGATGGTTATCCTTCAAATGGCCGTATTGCTTGGGCTTTGTGGGGCGGTGATGCGGGCTTCTCATTTAGCCGCAAAATCGTAGCACAATTAGATAAGGATGATCGCGATATGCAAGATATTGATAAATCTGATATGGTTGCCTCAAATCTCGAGGATGATACAATGACAGATGAAACAAGAGCAGAAGCTGATGAACTAAGCGTGGGCGATTTTGTTGCTTGGAATAGTTCAGGCGGTGAAGCTTATGGTCGTATTGAAGAAATAGCAAGGGAAGGGCAAATTGCTGTCCCCGGAACAGACTTTGAAATTAATGCGGAAGAAGATGATCCTGCTGCATTAATTGAAGTGTATCGCGAAGGTGATGAGGGTTATGAAGCTTCTGGTGTCACGGCCGGTCATAAATTCTCTACTTTGACTAAGGTCGATGAGCGCGGTTACAAAGACAAAAAAGGCTACGGCAAAGACAAAGAACGTCTAGCTCGCGAGAATATGGAAACTCGTGGCATGATGTTTGATGGTAAAGTCGTGGATGAAGATAAGCGTACTGTTCGTATTGCTGTTTCAAGTGAGGAACCAGTCGAGCGTAGCTTCGGAGACGAAATTTTAGATCACAATGAGCGTAGTATTGATCTTAGCTTTGCTAAGTCAGGTCGTATGCCCTTATTGCTAGATCACGATCCGCGCCAGCAAATTGGTGTGGTTGAAGATGTTAACCTTGATAGCTCGGCACGTCGTTTGCGTGCGACGGTTCGTTTCGGTAAAAATGGACTTGCTAAAGAGGTTTTCGATGATGTTGTTGATGGTATCAGAAGCAATATCAGTGTTGGCTATCATGTCAACTCTATGGTCGAGGAAGGCACGGGTAGCTACCGTGTTGATAATTGGCTACCAATGGAAGTATCGGTTGTAAGCATACCCGCAGACAGGACAGTCGGGGTAGGTCGTGCAGCGGAGAAGCCACCCGCAGAACCTAAAATTCAATCTGAAACAAAGGAAACTACAATGACTGAAGAAGTTCAAGTTGACGTAGAAGCGGTTCGCGCAGATGCAGCACGTTCCGCAGCTAAAGAAACAGCCGAAATGTATCGCTTGGCAGCAAAGCACAACAAGCGCGACATGGCAGACGAAGCGGTTGCAAATGGCCGTTCACTAGCGGAATTCCGTGGTGAATTGTTGGAAGCAATCGGAAACGCGCCACTAGACACACAAGAGATTGGCCTAACAAAGAAAGAAGTTCGTAACTTCTCTTTGATGAACGCAATCCGTGCAATGGCGAACCCAACTGATCGTAATGCACAAGAAGCTGCACGTTTCGAATTCGAAGCGTCACAAGAAGCTGCAAAACGTGCTGGCATTGATCCACAAGGTCTATACATGCCACATGACGTTCTACGTTCATGGAACCAGCGTGATCTGAACACATCAGACGACAGCGCAATGGTTGCAGAAGCGTATCGCGGCGGTGACTTCATTGACGTTCTACGCAACGCATCATCTGTGATGCAGGCTGGAGCGACAATGTTGACAGGTCTACAAGGTGACGTAAAAATCCCTAAAAAGACAGCGGCATCAACAGGTGCATGGATCGCAACTGAAGGTGGCGCGTCCACTGAAAGCGAACCAACATTTGGTCAGGTCACAATGTCACCAAAAACAGTTGGTGCGTTCACTGACATCACACGCTTGATGATGATGCAATCGTCACTAGACATCGAAAACCTAGTTCGTAATGACCTTTCAACAGGCATCGCACTAGCAATCGACAACGGTGCATTGCAAGGTACAGGTTCATCTGGCCAGCCAACAGGTATTGCTAATACTTCTGGCATCAACGCACCAACAGACTTCGCAGCGGCAACTCCAACATTTGCTGAAGTTGTTGCAATGGAAACAGCGGTTGCAGAAGATAACGCGCTTATGGGCAACCTAGCGTATATCTTGCCAGCTTCCATGTACGGCGCACTTAAAACAGCTAAGAAAGATGCTGGTTCGGGTGAGTTTGTTGTTGAGCCAAATGGTACAATCAACGGTCGCACTGCAATCGTATCAAACCAAGTCACAGCTGGCGATCTATACTTCGGTAACTTCGCAGACTGCTTGATTGGTATGTACGGTGGCTTGGACATCACAGTTGATCCATATACCGCATCAACATCTGGCACAGTTCGCATCGTTGCATTGCAAACTGTTGACGTAGCAGTACGTCACGCAGTTAGCTTCGCATACAACAACGACGGTGCATAATGCTAACTTGGGGCGGCAACTTTGCCGCCCCCTCTAACGAGGGGTCAAAAATGAAGTACATCATTCTAAAATCATGTGTTGCAGCGGGTTCAGCCCGTAAATCTGGCGAGATAGTCGAATTAGGCGCAGACGAAGCGGCTTCATTAACGGCCTACGGGCGGGTTGCAGTAGCACCAGAACCAAAACCAACTGTGGCTTCTACAGACCGCGCGGCAAAACCTAAAACAACAAGGGCTAAGAAATGATTGTGAAGCTAGTAAGAGACACAATTATTGACGGAGTTTTACATAATTTGGGTGAAACTGTCGATACTGCCGAAAGGGTGGGTAAAAAGCTAATTTCGCGTGGTTATGCTGAAATTAATGAGCTCGTTCAAGAGAGCAAAGAAGAAGAGCAAGAGAGCGAATAATGGCTATTCCATTTGCTGACGATTTGACTGCAATATTTGACATCGATGAGTTTGCATCGACTGTTTCTTATCGTCGCAAATTGGGCTTGGGTGACAGTTCCATCACTGGCATATTCGATAACGAAACCGTTCCTGTTGATGCTGGAGGCATTGCAGCGGTTCATCAGGAACAGCCACGGTTCACATGCAGAACAGCGGATGTTCCCAATATCGCAGAAGATGATTACCTAATCGTTAGCAGCGTTGAATATCGCGTTGTTGCTTGGTTGCATGACGGCACCGGCGTGACAACAATACAGTTGGAAAAACAATAGATGGCACATGTTCGCAAGCAAATCAGGGATCGTGTGGCCTCAATATTGAAGACCAACGTAAGTCTGGTGAAAAAGCGCGTATATACAACGCGAGTTCACCCACTTAACGACACAAACTTACCGGCCATCAGCGTATATACGGGATCAGAAAGTAGTGATCGTCTTAACGCTGGTGTGACTGACTTATTCAGAGAACTTACCCTAGACATTGACATTTATGTTCGTGAAACGAGTAAGTTTGATGATGATGTGGATGCGATAGCCGTCCAAGTTGAGGAAGCATTAGCCAACGATTTCACATTAAATGGCCTTGCTAAGTTCAACGTATTAACATCAACTGAGATACAATTTGACGGTGAAGCTGACCAAATTTTAGGAATAGCCAAGCTGACTTATTCAATCAGATATGTTACAGCTATCAATGATGTAGAAACAGCCAAGTAAGGAGTTCCACCAATGGCGACACATACAGGAAGTGAAGGAACCGTAAAAGTCGGCACGGCTGGTTCTGACACTGTAATTGCAGAAATCCGTTCTTTCAGCATTGAAGAAACAGCGGATACACTAGAAACAACAACTATGGGCGACACATCCCGTTCATATGCATCATCACTGAAAAACTTCACTGGTTCAGTTGATGTATATTGGGATGAAAGCGATACAGGCGGCCAAGGTGCGTTGACCGTTGGTGCAGAGGTTACACTTAACTTCTACCCAGAAGGTGCAACATCAGGCGACACATATTACGGCGGTACAGCCATCGTAACAGGTCGCACAATCAATTCATCATTCGATGGCTTGGTTGAGGCATCATTGACCATCCAAGGTTCTGGCGCACTAACGGAAACAACGGTAGCGTAATATGTCACTAGCGAAACGCATTGCAGCAAAACGGGCGGAACAAGAACGGGGTTTTCTGGATGTGGAAGAATGGGGCGAAGGGGATACACCGCTTCGCCTATATTTCACAACGGTTTCGGCGCGTGACATGGAGCAAATCCAACGTAAACACAAGGATTTCATCAACAACCCAACTATGTCGGCTATGATTGACATGATTATCCGCAAGTGTGAAGACGATGCTGGTGAAAAGGCATTTTCACTTGAAGATAAGCCAATATTGATGGGCGAACCAATCAACTTGATTGCGAAGGTCTTTGGTGCGGTTCTTGAAAGTGTGACTACAGAGGAACACGAAAAAAACTAAGAAGCGATCCGTTTAGATATAATCTGATTGCATTGGCTGAATTGCTTGGCAAAACCATAGGTGAAATAGAGCAAATCAGCCTTTCAGAATATAACGAATGGGTCGCATACTTTAAGATCAAGTCGGAGCAAAAAGACAATGGCGAATGAAAAGCTAACGTTTGAAATGAACGCCGTTGGCAACGCTGTACCTGAAATGAAGAAGGTACAAGCGCAGCTTGGTTCACTTGATAAGACCATGATGAAGTCAACGGCCAACATGAACCGGCATGTTCGCGGGATGCAGGGCGTTGGTAAGGCCAATAAAAACATGACCCGCAGTTTGGGCATGGCATCCTTGCAGTTCCAAGATATGGCGGTTCAGGCTTCTATGGGTACTGATGCGCTGCGCATTATGACCATGCAAGCACCTCAACTTGCGTCCATCTTCGGGCCAAAAGGGATGATCTTGGGTGCATTGATTGCGGTTGGCGGTGCTATCGCAATGATGGGCGATAAAACAACCAAGCTATCATTCGACTTCAAGCGGTTTGGTCAAGACATCGGCCCAGCACTTGAACCATTCAAGAAGGCATGGGAAGGGATTAAATATACATTTAATCTAGTTAAGGAAGCGATGATTTCTGGCGTTAATTTAATAATCAATGCGTTTCAGTATATGGTCGCTGTTTTTTCCGCTATTCCAGAAAGTTTTAGGCGATTTATTGATGCAGCATTGGGACACTGGTTTATATTCAAACAAAGCATCATTGCCGGTGCTTATGATGCCCGTGCAGCTATACAAGATATGCTTGATTTCTTTTCTATGTCTGGGCCGAAAGAAGGGTTCTTGGGCTTTATGGACGAAGAAACAGGCCATACGGCGGCAGAAAATTTGCGTTTTTTGGCAAAGGTTGCAAGGAACCAAGCAGACTTGGTTGCAGACCAAATGGAGAAAGCTGGCGCACCTGTAGATGCATTTTCAGAAAAGCTGGCCAACATCAAACTGATTGATTTAAGGGATTACTTTAAGCGAGTAAAAGATGAAGCTGAGAAAACAGGCACGGCAGTTAGAACCGTTGCGGATATGATCGGTGACAAGTTTGGTGATGCATTCATGTCTATGGTTGATGGCACTATGAAGGCCAAAGATGCATTCCGCGCAATGGCCGCTGATATTATCAAGGAACTTTACCGCGTGTTTGTTGTTAAACAGATCACCGGCTTTATCACTGATGCTATCACATCTGCATTCCCTTCATTTGGCGGCACACCCATGAAGGCCATAGGTGGCCCCGTACAGCGCGGAAACCCTTATGTAGTAGGCGAACGTGGGCCAGAATTATTTGTGCCTTCCCGTACCGGTTCTATCGTGCCTAACGACAAGATGGCCGGCGGCGGTTCTGTGGTCGTCAACCAAACCATCAACGTATCAACAGGCGTACAACAAACCGTGCGCACAGAGATCAAGTCACTGATGCCACAGATTGCGGAAAGCGCGAAAGCGGCAGTCGCAGATGCGAAACGGCGTGGCGGTTCATATGGAAGGGCGTTTGCATAATGGCTATCACTTACCCTTTAACTCTGCCGTCACATACGGGGATTGCGCAGATTGAATTACGCGCAGTCAACGCCGTGGCTTACAGTCAGTCACCGTTTACCTTTGCGGGTCAGGCACATGCTTACAGTGGTGAAACATGGCAAGCCGATATTACACTGCCGCCAATGAAACGTGCGGATGCGGAACAATGGATTGCTTTCCTGATTAGCTTGCGTGGCCAATACGGCACATTCTACCTTGGCGATCCCAGCGCAACATCACCGCGCGGCACGGTATCGACCAACAGTGATGTAAACGCTGCGACAGGTAGTGCGGGCAGTCGTACAATATCTTGTACAATTACATCAGGTGAAACCTTGCTTGCTGGCGATTATATTCAGATCGGCACTACGTCCAACCGCACA